ACACAGATACTGGCGACCTTGTATTCATCAATGGTCAATGTCCAGTTACACAACTACAAGCAGACGTTGTTGCTCAGCGTCTGCGTATCACGCTTTATACCTTCTACGGTGAATGGTTTTTGAACGACACGATTGGTGTTCCTTACATCCAACAAATCTTCACCAAAGTGAGTAAGAAGAGCACGGTTGATCTGATCTTCCAAGGAATCATTTCTGCCGATCCGGGTGTTATCGAAATCCTGAGCTTTACTTCTAGCATCAGTCCACAGCGTGGTTACACAATGACATTCTCGGTGAGGGTTACTGATAACACAGAATCCCTGCCAATCACACTTTCTATCGGAGGTTCTTAATGGCCGGTCTTTCTCGCCAAGGTCTTGAAATCAAAACGCTGGATGACGTTCTGACAGACTACAAGACAACTGCTGCATCCATCTTCTCTGACTTGGTTCCTGCTGGTGACGTTGTTGACGTAACTGATAACGGTGCCCTTGGTCGTATGATTGGTGTTATCGCTCCTGCTGAGGCTTCCCTCTGGGAGGCGCTACAACAAATCTTTGACAGCTTTAACCCAACAACTGCTATCGGTGTTGCACTGGATAATATTGTCTCCCTGAGCGGCATTACACGCCTTCCAGCACAAGCAACACGTGCTCAAGTAATTCTTGAAGGTAATTTGAACACTATCGTAAGCTCCCCCCAAGGTAAAGCCTATAGTTCGAGCACCCAGCGTGTGTTCTCGATCTTGAACCCTGTAACACTCAACCTGTTGAACGCTTCTGGTGTTGGCATCTACCCAGCTATAGTTACAAATAACACGTTGTACAGATTCAGCTACAGCACTGATGGTGTAAACTTCCTTGACGCTGAGTACACATCGCCAGCATCTGGAACAACAGCCCAAGTGATTCTCGACGGAGTACAACAAAAAGTTGAAGATTTGTTCTCTGCCACCTTTACAACTTACCAAAGTGATGGTAGACTATACATTACTAGGACTGATCCTTTCCAAGTGGCTGACTTCTCCGTGAGTGTAAACTTGCAGGTTCAGAAGGTTCGCAAACTTGGCATCGTTATTGATGATGTGGTTGGGCTCTTCCCGCAAGAAGCTTTGGCAATCGATACAATCTCTGTACCCATCGCTGGATGGGATACTGTTATCAACCCCGTGGCTGCGACTACAGGACGGTTGACTGAGACTGACGAAGAACTTCGTGAACGTTTCCGCAACTCTAAATTCTTCCAATCTCAAAACATCGTAGAGGGTATCCTCGACGCTCTAAGGAACGTCGCAGGTGTTACCGACGTTGTTATTTACGAGAATGATACAAACGCTGTAGACGTTCTAGGTGTTCCGGGTCATAGCTTCTTGCCCATTGTTCTGGGTGGCCTTCCATCTGACATTGGACAAGCTATTTGGGAGAATAAGCCAACAGGTATTCCATCTGTAGGTAATACAACAGTTCAGATTCCTGACAGCCAAGGATTTCTTCACAACGTTTCGTACAAACAACCAGATGAGGTTCCACTCTACATTACGATGGAGATTGAAGACCTCGGTGGAATGCCGGGTGATGCACCAGCTCAGATTAAACAGAATCTAGTCAACTACTCGGACGCAACTTTGTTCATTGGAACTGACGTGGTTTACTCTCGCCTCTACACTCCAATCAACAGTGTTGGTGGTTTCGCTGTAAACTCTTTGTTCATCGGAACAGCACCAAGCCCAACAGGGACAACCAACATTACAATCGACTTCGATCAGGTTGCTTCTATCTCTGCTGACAATATCATCGTCATTCCTGTATAATAATCGGAGGATTTTGTGTCTGAACTCAATCCATTTGTTGAAGAAGAGTTCCTGAATGTGGCACGTTCGCGTGTCACTGAACAGTTCAAGAACAAACGAATTTACGACAAGTATCTGCAACTCCTACTCTCTGGTAAGGTTGAATTGCAGGATACTATTAGAGACACTATGCAGCTACGTTCTTTGGACACTGCTGTAGGTACTCAACTCGATGTTATTGGTGAGATTGTAGGACGCCCACGCGGCCTTGTAACCTCTGACATCTTCTACTATTTCGGATTTGAAGGAGCGCCACAAGGTGAGTCCTTCTCTTCCACAACTGACCCTACAGTTGGTGGTCAGTGGTATTCTCTTGACGCTCCGGTTGGTATTAGCCGACCACCAAGCGACGAGGAATACAGATTGATCCTCAAAGCGAAGATCATTAAAAACCGAACACTCGCAAGACCAGAGGACGTTATCGCCGCTTACAAGTTTTTGTTCGGTGCGTCCCAAGTTACGATTGAAGAGCTTGCTCCAGCCGAAGTGCGTATTGGTATTGGTAAAATCCTAACCAACGTAGAACGTGGGCTGCTATTTGATCTTGGCGGTGCTGGTCAATTATTCCCTAAGCCTGCTGGCGTATCTTATGTGTACTCTGAGTTCCAAGCAGGAAGGGTGTTCGCCACTGATGGATTTCCCGGAGCCTCTGGCACTGGTGATTTGAATGATCCATCTGTTGGTGGATTCCTATCTAACCTAATTACATAAAGGAATTAATATGGACCTGATTAAATATGACATGACGGACATTTGGGCTTCTGCGGGTGACGTAGTTGCACCGGATTCTACAAAGATTAACCAAGGCTGGGGTGTAGAAATTGTTCCACGTCAATGGTGGAACTGGTTTGAAAACCGTCAAGACAACAACCTTGCTTACATGCTTCAAAAAGGTATCCCTGAGTGGGACGCCACAACTGAGTATATCATCAACAAGTCTTATGTACAGCGTAACGGTACTATCTACCGTGCCAGCGCTACAAGCACAAACTCTGACCCAATCGCACTAACGAGTTGGGTAAAAGCTTTTGTAGAGTCTGCTCCATACCTAGAACTGCTTAAAGCTCTCTCTGTGTCCAACAATACAATGCCGTACATTGATGGAACTGGGGTTGCACAGAACACAGCGACAACAGCCTACGGACGTAGTATTCTTAACGTGGTTGATGCTGATGCTGCTCGTACTTTGATTGCTGCTCAAGTGTCTCATGCCAACCTTACTGGCTTGTCTAGCGTGTCTGGTTCTGCTAACAACCTGCCGTATTTCACTGGCTCTGGTAATATGGCTGTTACAACCTTCACTGGTTTTGCCCGCTCCCTACTAGATGACGCTGATGCTACAGCTATGCGTGCAACTTTGGGCCTTGGTACTGCTGCTCTGGCAAACATCACCACAAGCGACCTAGATACAACCACAGGCCGTCTGACTAAAGTTGGTGACTTCGGTATTGGTGCTGGTGGTACAGTGGCTTCCAAGTATGTTCCAGCGTGGCCTAATACTTCTTTGAACGATTTGACAGGCGTTGGTTCCGGTATTTACCGTACAATCGGTAGCACAACAGATGTAATCAATGGTAACTCCGCAATCGTCATCTACGCCATGCAGAACTCTGATGCTGTCCGTGCAACTCAGTTGACATTTAGCACAGCAGGTGGTGCAACAGGTAACAACATGATCTTCCGTTCTTGTGACGGTGGAACATTGGCTGCTCCAGTTTGGTCTACTAACGAGGATATGGCATCTAAAGCTGAAGTTTACGCACAGATGGCTGAGTTCGGGTTGGCTACACCTTCTGCCCCTATTATCACCGATCTAAACGATGCAACTGTTGGTGGATTCAACCGCTTCGCTGGTGGCAGCACTGCAAACGTTCCTCCACAAATTGTTGGTAGTGTTTCTGGTATTGTACAAACACTTGGTTACGGAACTGGGTATAAAACTCAGTTGGTGATCACACTACAAACTACGGATGCTACTAAGTACAACCGCCTGTTCACACGTACTATGAATAGCGGAACTTGGGGCACATGGAAGGAGTATGTCAATAGCGACGTTCTTGCTACAACTCTAGCAGACTATGCCCTGAAAGGTGCTAACACTGATATCACCTCTTTGAGCAGTGTAACACTTAGCGGTACTACTACCCTTGGAACAACTGTCCGTACAACATCGGCGGATTCTACAACAGTTCCGTCTTCTGGTGGTTCTCTGGTTACTCCTGCTATTCGTTTGTCTGACAACGCTGCCTCTGCGAAGAACGTACTTGCACTACAAGGCTACTCTTTCACTACTGGAGACTTTGGATCGACTATTGTTGGTACTCGTTCTAGTGGAGTTATTGGTGCTCAAGGTGCAGTTGCCACAGGTAAGTCTGTGCTGACACTGCTTGGCGCTGCTTCTGACGGTACTAAATACAACCCAATTGCACGTATTGATTACTACACTGCCGAAGCACAAACAACAACCGCTGCCGGCGGTGAGATTCGTTTCCTGACAACTCCACTGGGAAGCTTGGTTCCAGCTCTAGCTGCAACCATTACATCTTCCAAAAACTTGTACGTAGTTGGTGCTATTAACGCAGCCTCCGCGACGTTCACTGCACCACTTCCTGTTGCATCTGGTGGTACAGGATCGTCCACAGCATCTGGTGCCCGTACAAACTTGCAAGCTGTTGGGTATGATACAACCACTGGCTCTGCTACACTTCCAGCGGGTACAACCGCTCAGCGTAGTGCAAGTCCAACTAACGGACAGATTCGTTACAACAGTGAAACAAACGAATTTGAAGGATACCAGAACGGTGCATGGGCTGGCATTGGTGGTGGTACTCCACTGTACACTGTACTTTGGTGGCCTAACCGTGCTTCTATTCCTGCTGGATACATTCCTGCTGACGGTCAGTTGTTGACACGTACAAGTTATCAAGCTGCATTCGCTGGGGTTAACTCTGGAATCCTTCCTGTAGTTTCTGATGCAACGTGGTTGGCAACATCTACAAGCCGTGGTTGCTACACAACAGGCAACGGAACAACAACCTTCCGTATTCCAGACTTGAACGGTAAGACTGCTGGTACAACTGCTGCTCCATTCCTTCGTGGTGATGGTACAAACTCTACAGGTGTTGCTGGTCAATTCCAAGGTTCTGCCAACCTAAGCCACAACCACGCATTCGTCAGTGGATCTGGAGCTGTTCGTAACACATACCCAAACGCAGTGGGTTATAACCTCGGTCCCGGTGGTAGTTATGCTGACCTTGGTACACCAGCAATTATCGATGTAAGTGGTGGTGTAGAGTCCCGTCCTGTCAACGTAACTGGTGTGTTCGTAATCAAGTTGATTGGTGGTGCTTCTGAACTATCGCAAGACGATGCTTCTGTAGCAGTTGCTGCACTTGAAGATAAACTTCAGTTTGTATCTGGTC